CAGCAAAGACCCTACATTGAGGGCGGAAACATCCTCAAATCAGAGTGGTGGAGCTACTATCCAGAGGATTTGCACCCCAATAACTTCCAAACAATCATCATTGCGGCAGATACGGCCTTCAAAAAGACGGAAACATCGGACTATTCGGTCGCCATAGTCGCTGGTCTTACCCAAGACGGGGACATATACATCGTTGAAGTCCACCGTGGACGATGGGAATACCCAGACCTTCGCCAAAAGCTCATCAACATCAACGCATCTTGGCGAGGAAAGGGACTCCGCGCCCTATATGTGGAAGATAAGGCGTCTGGCCAGTCCATTATCCAAGACTTACGCCGAGAATCCGGCATGGCAGTCGTCCCCTACAAGGTAGTCAACGACAAAGTCAGCCGAGTCAACGGAATCACGCCCCTAATCCAAGGTGGTCGCGTCCACTTGCCCGAGAAAGCAAAGTGGCTGGACGATTTCGTGGAAGAATGCACAGCTTTCCCGGCAGGTCGCCACGATGACCAAGTCGATGCACTGTCTATGGCTGTGGACATCCTGTCCCGCCAAACAATTACCCCGGAAGCCATGTTCGGCTCTCTCAATGCGAGCAACTCCCTCAATCAAGAAGCACAGAGAAATAGGGATTCCTTGTCCGCGCAATTCGGAACGCAAATGTTTAAAGGATGGGGCGAGTAACGCTGACACAGGGACGACCACATACACTTTATAAGGCAAATTACACGGCATGGCAGACAAAAAAAGAACCTACTATGGTGCGGACTACGCAGGCTCATCGACCAATGGACAAGTGGTTGATCTCTCTAGGCTCGCCAACAAAATAGTTGCATACGAAGACATATCCGGTGACCTCAAAGAAGATGAGGAGCGACGCATTGTTGACTACGTTAAATCATGCGTGGACATGTCCTACAACAAAATCAAGAAACGCTACGATCACTGGACAGAAGCTGATCGAGCGCACGATGTTTGGGTTCCGCCAGATGCCACTCAGTTCCGCGAGAAGGCAGTAGTCGCAGACACGCGAGCTGTTGCTGACACAGTCCTCACCTACTTGATGGCCGCACTGGGTGGACGTAACCCCATGTTCCAGCTCGAGGGATTGGATCGCAACAGCCGAAAGACTGCATCGATTCTTGAGCGAGTACTGCACTCACAGATGCGACGCACTGCTGGTGAAGCGAGAATGGCGCAGATGCTTCTCGATAGCATCCGTTACGGATTCGCCCCCACCAAAATTGTGTGGGATGCCAATGACAACCAGAACCGTATCGTCAACATTGATCCACGCCGATGCTTCCCAGACCCAAGAGTAAGCTGGGGCGAATGGGAGCAGTGGCAGTTCTGCGTGTTCACCGACTACCAGTCATATAACTCGCTAGTCAACACTGGCCTATACCCCAAGCTAAAGGATCACCCCGAGCTACGCCACAGAACAGGTTCGGCGAAGTCAGGTTGGCAAGCCCACCGCTGGCACAAAGAAGAAGGCCGTGGACTTAATATTGATCCTGCCGCTCCGAACAGTGGAGGCATGGCAGACCACGCATACTTCACACTGGGAGACGCTCGCGTCACTGACGAATGTTGGGTGCGATTCTCAGGACATGAGATTGGCATTCCGTCCATCGAACAAATTTGGATGGTCATCACGATCCTAGACGAGCACGTCTGTATCCGTATGCAGCTAAACCCATACGGTCAGCAGTTCCCGATGGTGATGGGTGGCCTCTATAACGACACACACAAAACATGGGGACAATCACTCTATGATCTTATGTTGCCCATGCACGACATTGCTACGTGGCTGTTACGAAGCCGTATCGATAATGTTCAGGCTGCGCTCAATAACCTAATCTTTGTTGATCCAACACAGGTGATGGTGCCAGACCTCATTGACCGAAACCCTTGGGGTGTTGTGAGAACCATGCCGGGAGCTAAACCCGGTGATGGTGTCTATATTGCTCAAGTCCCTGACGTTACCCGTGGACACTGGAACGACATCCAAGCGATGTCCGAACTCAAGAACCGAGTGTCCAGCGCATCCGATGCACAACAAGGTATGCCGACACCAGACGTTAGAACCGCAACAGAAATCCAACGTCTGACTCAGCTCGGCTCTCAGCGCCTTGGCGTTTTAAGTCGCGTCATCTCGGCTACGACAATCCGTCCAATGGTTCGCATGATGACCTCGAACATTCAGGACGCACTAGAAATTAACGGCTCCATCAAGATCGATGAAGACAAGATGCCCGGTCAGTTAGCTGACTTGGTTCAGGATGGCTACATCGACTATGGCGCTAAAGACCTGCAAGGCAAGATCGACTATCTCGTTATCGATGGCACGCTACCCGTGGAGCCAACACGAAACGCTGAGACGTGGATGAACATGCTACAGATCATGTCCCAGACTGGCCTCAACATGGAATACAAGATGGGCAAGATTGCAGAAGAAGCAATCCGCGCACTTGGCATTTCAGACCTAGACCAGTTCCGCATCTCCGAGGAAGAGAAGCAACAGGGTAACTCACCTAGTCAGCAAATCGCCCTTATGGAGAAAATGCGTGGAGCAAGTGTTGCGCCGCAGGAACAAATCGAACGTGAAGCTCAGAAAGGAAACCTTATTCCGATGAGCGAGAAACAGAGGATGCAAAATGGCTAACACGATAAACGCACTCGCAGCAGCAATGGAGCCCGATCTAGATACTGACATCGTGAACTATGTCCACGCCGTCTTTAATCAGGTCGATCTCAACACTACTGATTGGGGCGCAACCAACGCCAAGACAATCGTGAAGCTACAGAAGCAAGTCCGCGACCTCGAAATCGAAGTGGCTAACCTCAAGGTGAACATCTAATGGCTATTACACGCCCAACAAGTGAGCAACTAAGATTCGTCTCCGCAAAGACTGGCGAGCACATCCTCGACACCTATATGGAGAATGCCGAGCTAGGCGACCGCACTATCGCTCAAATGCTTGGCGACATCTTTAACGCATCGACAGGCATCTTTGACCCGACGATCTTTTCTGTAAGGGTGCTCACGACAGACAACAACAAGTTACAAGTCCGAGTGGGAACAGCAAACAGCTATGTTGACTCTGGCATCGAAATCTTTAATGCACGCGGCACCTATGCCACATCAACCGCATACAAAGTTCTCGACATTGCAACCAAAGACCAAGACACATTCCTCTGTACGGTTGCCCACACATCCTCTAATGCAACACCAGATGCAAGCAAGTTCCTGAAGATTATTGATGGCACTCTCGTAAAGAACTACGCAAACAAAGTTGATGGCGCTGTATCAGGATCAGATTACTCAGCAAAGGCATGGGCCATAGGCGGCACAGGAATCACTGATACCGCTGGCAAGGGAGCCGCCTCTGAGTGGGCAATCAAAACCAGTGGTACTGTGGACGGCACAAACTACTCAGCGAAATACTGGGCAACCAGCGCCAACGTCACAACCGTTGCTACCGGCATATCAAACATCAACACCGTTGCAACCAACATCGCTAACGTAAACACTGTTGGCGGAATCTCCGCAAACGTAACCTCAGTTGCTGGCATTGCATCAGACGTAACGGCTGTCGCAGGCGATGCCTCAGACATCGGCACAGTTTCAACAAACATCGCCAACGTAAACACTGTCGCAGGAATCTCAGCCAACGTAACAGCAGTAGCAGGAGACGCAACAGACATTGGCACTGTCGCAACAAATCTTACAGGCACCGACACAATCGGAGCTGTTGCAGGCTCTATTGCAAACGTAAACACGGTTGCAGGCATCGACAGCAACATCACAACAGTTGCAGGCAACAATGCAAACATAAACACAGTTGCAGGAATCAGTTCCAACGTAACAACAGTTGCTGGTATATCCAGTGACGTGTCTGCTGTATCAGGAAACAACAGCAACGTAACCACAGTTGCGGGCTCAATCTCAAACGTGAACACGGTCGCAACCAACATTACCAATGTGAACACCTTTGCCACGACCTACTTTATTAGTGCGTCAGCCCCTAGTGGTGTCACAACAGGCGACCTTTGGTACGACACATCTGTAAATGCAATGAAGGTTTACAACGGATCATCGTTTGTAAGCTCCGCTGGTTTCGCTAACGTAGCGATTGGCGACCTATCCAATGTCGCAGCAACCACTCCGACAGCAAACCAAGGCCTTGTCTACAACACTGGCTCGTCCTCGTTTGTGCCGACCACACTAAACCTTCAGACCATTGCTGACATTGGCGCGTCCACAACCACTGCGATAACAGTTCCAAACCCAACAGCAAACGGACATGCCGCAAACAAAACATACGTGGACACGGCTGTAGCAAATGTCGTGGACAGCGCACCCGCTGCTCTGGACACTCTAAACGAGTTGGCCGCTGCGCTAGGCGATGACTCCAACTTCGCAACGACAACTAACAATGCTATCGCCGCCAAGTTGCCGCTTGCTGGCGGCACCATGACGGGTGACATTGACTTCGATAACAACAAAGTCACTGATGTCACCCTAGAGAATTTCCAAGAAACCATCGCAACAAACACTAGCGTCACAGGCGCTCAAACAATTCCTGACGCAACCAACAATGTGCGATACACCTTGGTTGGAGACACAACAGTCACTTTGCCTGACACTGACGAACTCCCTGCTGGTTCAGCGAGAACAATAACCATCTTCGTTAAACAAGACGGCACAGGCGGAAGAACATTTACCTTCGCCGCCCCCTCTGGCTACTCAATCAAGTACAACAGTTCGTCCACACAGCCAGCAGTAAATACCTCCGCTAACAAGGAAACTATTTACACTGCGCTGATGGTGAAGGGCTCCACAACAATTTATGTTTCACTGTCATTCTATGAGGCTTAACAATGACCACTCCTGTTCGCTATGACAATATTCATCTCTACGGAAAAGTCGGGCAGTTAGCGACATCTCAGATGCGTGCATGGCTAGATACTCGAGCGATTCAGTTCACTGACTTACAGTATGAAGATCCAACAGAAAGCCTAGCCGCCTTATCTACATGGTTTAGAGATGAAGACGAAGAGCCAGTTATCTTCTCTGAAACACCTCTAATTATTTACGACATTGTTATCTGGGAAGCAGATGATGGCTCTGACAGCTATCGCAAACAAAATTACGCAGTTCAGGCATCAGACTTACCTAGCGACTTTATCGAACTAGCTATCAAGGTGTCCTAAATGCCTTTCCTTGGAACCGCTCTCAA